GGCTTCATCGCAAGATCATAAAACTTCGTACCAGAACTCTGACCCGTTCCGTAGAACTTTGGAGTGATCTCCTCGGCGTCAATGCCCAAAATTTGTCGGACAATATAACGACTAGGGATCTTGGCCTCTCGCAAAGAGAATTCCACGTCCTCAATGAGGTCTGACGCATGCAATACAACAGAGGTCAATCTCATGGGACATTCAACTCCTCTTTAGCAAGAGTAATCTGGTTACGAGTCTGCTTGTAGATTTCGCCAGTCGACAATTGCTCAGGCGCGTAGATGTTCTGCTCGAAGCTAACTCCACCCTTAGTGTCCGTTTCCTTGGTATCAAGAAGGTTCTGAGCCGGAGTTGGGCTAGTAGCAATCATCTGAGCCGTTCTGAGCGTTTGATCAGGAACAAGCGTCGGCTGAATATCCGAAATATAACTCTGAATTCGTGAAGCTTCGTCCACAAGCTGGGTCGTGTCTAGAACCGGAGTAATGGTCGGAGTCAGATTCTCTATAACACCTATCTCGTCACTAATCTGAGAGATGATCGTTGTGAGAGAACTGACCGCGGCCTTGCCCATATTAGAAGCGCTCTGCTCAACAGCAGAGGTATCGTTCAACCCGATCGCCAGGCCATCTCCCATGAACTTACCGATCTCGATAAAGACCTTTGAGGGAGAGCCGATGCCGAGGAACCCTGTGACTGCGTCTACAGCGCCTTCAGCAACATCTACAGCGCTGTTCGCGACGCTACGAGCCTTACTGGCCAAGCCTCCTGTGATGCCATCAAGAATCGCGAACGCGATGTTCGCACCGGCTGCGCGAAGCTCACCGGACTTCCTCTCGATAACAGCAGCAAGCTCGTTAAGGAACGTAATAACAACGTCGAAGGCTGCTCTGGCCAACCGGATACCATTTTGAGATACGCCTTCGAGGAACTTGATGATCACGTCCACGCCAGCCGTAATAACACGATCAGCGTTTCTGCCAAGACCCTCGACGAAGCTAATAATCGCATTCGCGCCGGCCGTGACCAGTTGGTTTGCCTGAGCTGCGACAGCGCCTACGAACGTGGTGATAATTCCACCAACAGCCTCTACCACCTTAGCCAAGTTGTCCGAAATTCCCCGGAGGAATTCAACCAGAAGGTTTGTTCCTGCGTTGACGATCTCGCTCATCCTGCCAGTCAAGGCGTTAAGGAAGTTGATAATTATGTCCGCAACAACATTGACGATCTCTCCGATGTTGTTTCTGATGCCGGTAAGAAGGTTGATAAGAAGCTGAATACCAGCCTCAATCATCTTTGGCCCGGCTTCAGTAAGAACACGGATCATAACATCAATAAGCTCCATCAGAAGTTCAGCGACCTTTGGCGTTATCTCTACCAAAGTGTCAATAATATGAACCAGAAGGATGCCCAAAGATTCCGCGATAATCGGAGCAGCGTCCGTAAACACCTTAATAAGGTCGACGATGCCCTGCGCGAATCCCGCCACAAGAGCAGGAATTCCCTCACCAATGGCTCTCATAGCCGCGACAATTGCGTCCGCCGCGTCCGGACCAGCCTTAGCCAGGATCTCGAACGCCTTTGCTGTGGCCAGCGCGCCGATACCGAATAGGGTAAACGCGCCGCCAATAAACAGCAACGCAACACCCAACCCCAGAAGGGCCGGGATAACCGGTTGTAGAAGAGCAGCAGCAATACCAAATACGGCAAGAGCGATCGCAATTCCTCCCAGAGCCTTCAAAATGTCTCCGAACGGAACTGCCGCGATGTTCTTAAGCACCTTGGCGAGGATTCCTAGAGCGACAGAGACAATAAGAATGGCACCGGCTCCGGCGATAGCTCCAGACATAGCGTTAGTAGCGACAGCCAGAATAAGAAGGGCGCCGGCCATAACGGTAAGCCCTCGGCCGATTTCACTCCAAGACATTCCACCGAATTGCTTCATGGCCTTTGCGATGATGTTCAAAGCAACACCAACGATAACCAAGCCGGCAGCTGTCAATATCATGTTCGGAGGCATAAGGTGCATGGCGCCAGCAATAACCAGCAACCCTCCACCAATACCAACCAAACCATGACCTAGTTCGCCCCACTCAATGGTAGCGAACTCTTTAACGGCCTTGGCTAGGATCGTCAGCCCGGTCGCGATTAGAATAAGACCGGCGCCTTGAGCAACCATTCCGGGAGGCATGAGATGGGCAGCGCCAGCTATGATAAGAAGACCTGCTGCAACACCAGCAAACCCTCTGGCCATTTCTTCCCATTCCATAGTTGCAAATATAGCAACTGCACCCGCAAGAATATTAATAGCTACTGCCATGGCAATCATGCCCACGCTGGCCGCGATAAGACCGACAGAGTTTGCCGACAATATAACCGCTGCTGCACTGACAATGCCGAGTAGAGCAGCGACACCGGCTAGCCCTCTAACCAAATCGCCCCAGCTCAATTGAGCCAAGATGGCTACGGCTCCGGATAGAATAACGATTGCCGTACTTAGAAGGATCATACCCGCTGCGACAGCCGCAAAGGATACGCCTCCGGTTATGCTTGCGCCTAGAGTATTTAGAACAGCGAAGCTGGCCATTAGCTGAGCGAAACCGACCGCCATGGCTGTAAGAGCCTTGGTCAATGCCGCAGAGTCGATCAAAGAGAGGACTAGAACCGCGGCAGCAAGAATACCAACCGCGGCAGCAATCTTGAGCAACGCGTCAGCTCTAATGCTGGTTTGCATAGCTTCAAGAACGCCAGTCAACTCTTCGAAAGCTCTTGAAATGTTCGAGAATACGCCACTGCCTAGATCGAAGTTAATGCCTCCCTGAAGCCACTTCCCAATCAGTAGAGCAATTCCACCAAGAAGCGAAACATTCAGAGCATCTAGGACAGCATCGAAATCGCCAGGACCCATGGAGTCAGCAAGCTTTTGGCCAAGTTCAGAGAACCAGTCGCCAATAGCTTCGCCGACGGTGTCCAGAATTTCAAGGACGCGGCCCATGAAGTCAGCAAAGCGTTCGCCAACGCCCTTGAGCCTGTCTACAGCACCATCAACCAGTCCAAGCCTAGTGGTGAAACGTTCAACACCAGCCGCGGCAGCGTCAGCAGCACTATCGTCGAAACCGTCAAACAGCGCGACAATCGTGTCCTTAAGATCCTTGATGAACTCGATAGGACCTTGTACAGCCTCAGTCAGATCGTCGAAGAAACGCTTGATGTCTTCTCCTTGATCCAACCCCTCTCTGAGGCTGGTAAAGAAGTCAGCGACATCAGCCGTGAACTCCAACAAACGACCACTACCAAGACCAGTGATCTGGATCACTAAATCCTTGAGGAACACAACGCCAGCCTTAATTACCTCCCACCCAACATCTAGGGCAGAGAATAGGCCGGTAAATATGCGCTTGACATTCTCGATCGTCGTTTGACTGGGCTTAAGAGACTGAGCGAACTCAGAAAACGACTTGGTGATATTGAATAGCTGCTGCGCGGTTGTGGCTGGGAAAATATCCCGGAACGCGTCCTTAATCGGCTTCATGATCTGGCTAAGAGCCTTGAACGCGTCCGAAAGCCCCTGGATAAGGAGAGTTCTCCCTCCCATATCCTTCCAACCCTGAAGCAGTTCCTCTCTGGCATCTGCTTGAGCGTTAACAAACCCGCTCACCGCATTGTTGATTCCAGTGAATAGCTGCGTGGACTCTTCGAAGTCACCAATTACGGTTCGGAAAGCCCTAGACCAACCAGACCCGATAGTTTCCCGAATCGTGGTAAGAAGCTGGCTAAAGGTTCGAATTTTCGTCGCTGCCTCGACACCAACGCGGCCGAGTTCCATAACCGCAGCAACTTGCTCTTGAGTATACCCAAGAGACAGAAGCTGAGCTTCAGTAAGATCTCCGGTAAATCCTTGGAGGGTCGTGGTCAGAACCTGAGAGGTAAGCCACCCGTCCTGAAGAGAGTCGCGGAAGCTGTTTCCAGCAGAAGTCCATTCTTCGAAAGTGGTATTAATAGGCACGTCAGTAATAGTGCCCAAGGCCTTGCCAGTTTCGAAGAGCGCCTTCTGGAAGACTTCGCCACCCATACCAGCATTAACGACGGAGTTCCAGTCAATAAGCCTGAGTGTTCCCGTAGAAATAGCCTGCGACAACTGGTACATAGCTGTTGCGGCTTGCTCAGACGTTGAGCCAGAAATGGCCGCGAGGTTGGCGATACCCTTGATCGAATCGACCGAGGTTTGAAGATCGACGCCAGCAGCGGTGAATGTGCCGATGTTTCTGGCCATCTCACCGAAGTTGAAGATGGTCTTATCGGAGAAATCATTAAGCTGATCAAGAGCAGCATTAACTTCAGGAAGCCCAGTGTTGTCGGCTCTCGTGTTGGCCAAAATAGTCTGGATCGAACGAACGTTTGTCTCGAACTCCCCAAACCCATCCATGATGGGGTCAAGAGAAAGCGATTTTAGAATCTGAGATCCAGAGGTAATAGCTGCGTGAGTGATGGTCGATAGAGCGGTGACCGCGATGGTACTAAGCGCAAGGAACCCCGTGCTGACGTTTTGAACAGCGGTCTGGACGGGGCCTAGATTAATTTTGCTTGCCGCCGAACTAATATCGGCAAACCCTTTATGTGCGCCTTCAAGCTTCAACGCCTTATCAAGCTGAGAAAGGCTTGCAAGGGTCTGCTTAATTCTCGCCTCGAAGGTGGCGTTATCAAACTCCATCCTAACGATGCGATTTTCAACACTAGGCATTTGTCACCACCCTCCAAACATCTTCAAGGATCTTGTCAAATATGGGTCGCATGGCAGGATTAATATAGTCTCTTCCCTGAACATAACCACCTGTTCCGGTGCCGTGACCATATTGGATGATGACAGCGATGTTAACTCCGCCTTCAACATCGGTGTTGAACCAACTTATAGAGACTTTACCTCTGGATTTTCCAATTTGGTAACCCCAAGATTTAGAAGCAAGCCCCGTTTCAACAGGAGTAGCACGTTCGAGAGCGTCAACACCCATACGTCCAAAACGATCTAGATTAGCAAACATCCTGTCGCCTTGAATGCGATTCAAAAATGTTACTGTCTTGTCGAATGAACCTACAGATTTGACGCCGATCATCTTACGCTCCAGGTACTCCGTATTCTACGATCATGAACCAACGTTGCTGGGCTGGGACTTCGAAAACCATTCCGCCATTAACGAAATTAGCGTGAATAAGGAAATCGTCGGTAGAAGTAGTAGCAGAAGGCGTCCACAGAATTTCTCCATCGAGAGAATCCCAGTAGTTACCGTTTCGAACGTCGCCCATGTTTCGAATCTTCTGAAGCAACGAGCCATTTCGGTAAACAGAGAAATCCCATCTGCCACCTTCTGGATCCGAGAAGAAGTTTGACACGGCCATGGGGACGTGCATCCTCAGACCATAAAGTCTTCCAGAAACGACAGGAACGTTGTTCAGAGCAAGGTCCAGAAACCCGGTTTCATCATAAAGGACCGGGCCACTACTAAGAATATGAGGCGCAATTGGCAACCGCATTGGCCCAGCAGCACCAGCAGCACCCGTAGCTCCGGTAGTTCCTGTAGGACCTCTAACGTTACCCGCGTCAATTGTTCCGCCATCACGGCGCTCAAGAATCAGGTTGTTACCAACCACAGAACCATCAACAATGGTGCTGTCATTGATCTCGTCCATCTTCTCGGCCGTATAGCCGGTTACGGTGGTCATATCTCCTCCTCGCTGCTACTAATTTCGTATGTGTCCGGATCCAAATATACAGCAGTATCAGTAACAATTTGGAAGGTGTCCGGATCAAGCATTGTGATAACGCCTTCCAATGGCGTAGTAGCAGTCCATGTTCCATCGCCATTATCTGTGATAATGAAGCGACCCCACTTGAGAACGAAGGTGACAATCGTGTTAAGGCTCGGAAGAGAAGGATCGGAGTCTTCGTCTCCATAAATAAGATTTTCAATATCTAGAAGAAGAAACGGATCGATCTTTCGACTATCAATAACGACGTACGCGGTGGGACGGAAATTATCCACTTCTTCCGGGATGGCAGAAAGGTCCCATTCGAAATCAATTGGCTCGTTATCAAGAGAAAGAGTTTCGTAACGTCTTTCCGCAGGAATGGCCAAAAGATTGTACAGAAGATGAATCTTATAACCAACCGATTGACCAAAGTCATTATTTATCTCTGTACGCCAAGAAAGTCCGAATCTTGCCTTGGGCTGCGCTGTCAGAGAGAAGCCGTTATCCGCTTCAACAACGCCTTGATACGGGAGGAACTCTTCTGGGTAAGTAAAAGCTTTTAGAGTTCCTTCGAAATCGCCCAGAGTCACTAGATCTGCGTACTTGAAGCCATCGAAATAAAGTGGACTAGCGGTATCTACTCTTGCTTCTTGAATCGAAGTTAAACCATTCCAGACAACACCTTTTCCGTCTTTTCCGTAGAAGACGCCTCGACTTACACCGTTCTCATAAAAACGGGCGCCAAGCTGGTCCCAAGAAAGAGCAGTCACTCAACCTCCAATCATCCACTCGTACCGTATTTGGCTTTTCTTTCCGCATTGATCTTAGCATTTCTAGCCATCAACTCAGACCTGGACATCTTCTTAGGCTTCTGATTCTTAACGTTACAAATACGAATCAACGACAATAGCCTATTCAAATGCCAAACTTCAGCCTCGAATGGAATGTTGAAAACAACCATCCAATAATAGATAAGTTCTGAAGTTATAGTTTCGCCACGGCTCTTCTTTACCTCGGGCATGTCGCCGAAGGTTGTTGCTGACTGAGAGGACGCAATATACTCTTGAACGACAGAAAGATGCTCAAGACTTAATCTGGAGAGAACCCCCCGGGGAAAAATTGCAGAAACGATCATCGCTTCTATGTATAACAATAATTCTTCCGGAGTCTTCTCTTCTTTAGACAGGAAAGGCTTTTCCGTCTTGGACTCCCATTTTGACAGTGAGACCAGAGAATGCTCTAATTCCAATTCGAAAGCCCCAACGTATTCAAACTCTTCTGTTTCTTCGTTGAAGAATTCTTCTTCTGCGATAACAAGTTTAAGCATTCTCTGACCTCCAACTATCACGGGCTGGTCAACAGAGTAATGACCTCGTCCGGGAAGGGAAGGTTCGGCGTAACAGTAAGGCTTCCGAACAACTCCGTCTCCAGAGCCGCGAGGTCGGTGGGGTTAGCCGCCGTTGAATCCACAACCAGAAGTGACGCAGGACGATACCCGGTCACAGGAACAGGAGTCGTAGTGATCTCCCAACTGAAGGTCACAGGCTCCGGGGAATCGTTAATGGTGTTGTAAGCCTTTTCCGAAGGAGAGGCCACACAACCATAAACGAGATGCAGCTTGTACCCGTAGTCGTCCAGTTCGACGTCATTACCCAATCGGGTACGATAGACGAGGCCGAAAGGCTTACGAGCCTGCTGGCCGATCACAAGACCGGGAACAGCAGTCGCGGAGCCCAGACCATCGTGCTGGTTGAACTCATCCGGATAAGTGAAGGCCTCCAAGGTGGCCCCGAACGACTCAGCCGAAATCAGGTTGAGGTACTTAATGTTGTCGGCGAACTGAGGGTTCGACTCAGCGCCGGTAGGGGTCTCCTGAACGCTCACAAGACCATTCCAGGCCACGCCAGTTACATACGCCCCGGTACCATCCGGAGTGTAAAGGACGCCATGATCGACACCGGTCTCATAGAAACGAGAACCGACCTCGTCCCAGGTCAGAGCAACCATTTGTCTTCCTCCTAGAAGAACAGTTTGAACACGTTATGATTTAAATCGTCGGCCGCGAAGAAACGATCGTACACGCATTTAGGCAAACTTCTAATTTTCTGTGGAATCAAGCTATCAGGATCTCTGTCAATGACAGTCACCTGATAACGATCCTCCTGAAGATATGGTTTGCTGTCAGCCCAATCCGAAAGCATGAAATCCCTTTCGTAAACGATGCAGGGATATTTCATTTTCACATTTGGAGGAGGCTGAAAATATACGTTATCGCTTCCTAGAATCTCCACAAATAGTGCTTGTAGTTCAAGGCGTTGGGCCATTATAAACTCCTCCCAAACTAAGAATGAGACGAGGAGATCTCACTTCCACCGAACTTACTGTCCAGCGAACTCCTTGCCACACCACATACTTAATCTGGAAGAAATGAGAATCTGCATACTCATCAGCGACGATGCTAATAGAATTATTAACGCTAAGGTCATCGTTCAGTTGTTGCCCTGAATCGAGCCTTCTCGTGTTTCTAATAACATCGCCGCGATAAGCACGTTCTTCTATTACATCGATCCAAACACCAGAACCAGGTGGAGTTTCCGTTGATTCTCCGTAACCAACTTCTCCGTAGAATCGCATCGGAACTCCTGTGGAAATCTATCAGGCGTCAGCGTGATAGGTGAAAGACCAGGTGTCGCCTTCGCTGGTAGCGAAGTGGAAACCGGCGTTGGGAACGGCAACGACGTTCAGGGTCGCGCCATCCGCAAGAGCCGCCTGGGCACCGGTCGACAGAGTCGCCAAGGTGTCGGCGTTCTTGTAGACGACGTTGGTGGTAGCCACGATGGTGACAACACCGGTCTCGCCATTGAAGGTCGGAGCGTTGGGAACCAGGAGCACAGAAGTCGAACCGGTCTTCTTGATGACCATCGCCGAACGGGGGCGAGTAAGGGCACCAGAAATACGCGTCTCGATCAGGTACTTGTACTGGTTGTAGTCGATGTCGAAATCGTCGAACAGAGAAACCTGCCCGCCGCGATCGGCGCCGATGTTGTAGTCGGTCATGTTGACGATAACGCCAACGGTGGTGGGATAGGCCTCGAGGGCTTCCACAGGAACGATCGCCGAAACACCCATGTCGGTCGCGACCTCGTCCAGGCTGGAATACAGACGACGACCAAGAGTGTCCTTGAGCAGCTTGAACCGGGCAATCGTAGTAGCCGTGGTGTAGAAGACGGGGTTGCCTGAGCCACGGTAGTACTGCATGGCCAGAATCACGGCCTCGATAACCTCGGTGTAGCTAGAGCTAGCGTCGTCGAGGTTAACGTTAACCTGAACCGTGTAGAACTCGTCGTCAGTCGCGACCGGACGGATGTTGGTCTCGTTGATCTTGTCTTCGTCGTCAACGGCGCGACCGTCTCCGAGAAGAACTGCCCGAGCGATTTCCTCGTCGAGCATGATCCGCATCTCACCCTTCATCCACTGCACCACGTCGAAGTCAGCGATGTCCACGATGTCGTCGCGGTCCAGCTTCTGCTTCTTGTAGATGGTGGTGGGGGTCGTGATACGACGCGACACACCGAAGAACTCTTCCTTCTTCAGGTTGCCCTTGATGTAACCCTTGGCCCGAGCGTCGTCAAACGTCAGGTCGGCGGTCCAAGACTTGATCCGAGAGAAGGGGGTCTTGTGGGCGCTACCCAGGACACCGTTGACCCACTCTGTCCGCCGCTTGAAGAACTCGGGCGTCTGAGTAAGCGCCTGAGCCTCGGGGAACAGAAGGTCGATGTCGTTAATCCCATGCTCGAGGCAGTAATCCTCAACAGCCTGCTTCAGGGAGCCGCCCTTAACCGCCGCGGCCACGATACCCTTCATGGCGTCGTGGGTGAGAACGTGAGCGTCCTGGGTCTTGTCGCCCTCGGCGTCCTTCTCGAAAACGTTCCGACTCATCTTTTCGTTACCTTCCTTATCGGTATCGTTGACGTTTGTATCGCTATGCTCTGCCGAGGTGTTCTCGTCATCAGCCTTCTTAGCAGACTCGAGAGCCTGTCCAACCATGTAATGAAGAACGCCCTGCTGAATAGGCGTCATGGAGTCGTAGACTTCCGTAACCGTCTTGTCATCAGGGTCGTCGGACTTGTTGTCGTCCTCTGCATGCTGAACCTCTTCTTTAAGGCTCTCATGCTCGAGTTCGAGACCAGTATAAATAATTGCCTCATCTTCGAGAACGTCACTTCCACCGTCGGAATGACGAATGGTCACATTCTCAATAAGTGCGCCGGGATTAGCACCGGAAAGAACGAGACTAACCTCACGAATAGCCCCGTGAAGAACCTTTCCAGCGCGCTCAATGAGCTGATTAGCCCAAATAGAGAGCTGAGTGATGTCCTTATGCTCAAGGGCATCAGCGACCTTAGTACGACCCTTGTTGTTGAGGAACGCGTAAGTATAAACGCCTTCCTTACGAGCCTCCAGAATTGCGTGGCCAAGTACGTTCTCAGGATCACTGTGACCATGCTGCCAAACCAGCGGAACTTGCAGCTTATCCTGATGATCAAACGCCCCCGGCATGATGGTTCGACCGTCCGAGCACTTAAGCCCAGACTTAGTCGCCCACCCGCTGAAGTCTGCTTCCATTTTGACGGTTCCTTTCTAAGCTTCCGACCTCTGAAGTCTCTAGCTGTTGAGGCATGTTACTGTTCTGCAACTTGTCAGCCTTAGGATCTGGATGAGGAGCGATTCCCATGAAACCTCTGACTTCATTGCTGGTCAGAACTTCGTTTCTTGTGAACTTATCCACAACCTCTGCCAGATCTGAGGCAGGAGTAAACTTGAATGGGTTCCTGAAG